AGGAGTTAAGCTTCACAGACCAGCATTGACACAGCCGAGCTTAAATATACACAAAAGAAGCTGCTACAAAAACCGGCTTTTAAAAAGGGACAAAATCTCAGAACTTTAAAATTTTGCCTCAAAAGAGAAGCTTAGATTCTAGGGCTTAAAATTTTATAAAAAACTTAGGCTCTCCTTAGCCGCTGAAGCAATAAAAAAAAGAGGTGGAATTTGAGGTTAAGCTTTTGGTTTAACTTTTAATTGTGCTGAGAGTAGGGTTTTTAGTTTCGCTTCGCCGAATCTTTTGACAAATTCGCTTATGATTCGTGTCGTTTCAGGTGTAACTTCAAGCTTCACTGGGTTCAAGCCGCACTTGTGCCTTAGAGAGTTTATCCGGGCGTAAAACACCCAGGTCTTCTTGTCGTTGTGCTCGAAGGGGAAACCGTGAATGATTTCGGTGGTTTCCCACACAGTGTAACCGTGCTTTAGCAGCTTAATTGCATCTGCTTTCTGGACGTCGGTGAGCTTTTGAGCCAACATTTTCTGTCTCATCTTCGGTGTTAACACTTTGCGTTGCTCTTTGGTGACACCGAAATTGTATTTTCCTATGAGGCTTGGTTTTTCCATTTTTTTTCCCTCGAGTAGGAAAGGGTTTAATGTATATATAAATTTTTAGTTTGGACTATTTAAACAAGTCAAATTGTACAAACAAAAATTTCCAAGTTAGGAAAGTCTTGATTACACCCGCAGAGAAATTTAGAATTACTCTAGCAAGGAAATTGCTGGTTAAACTGTACCACTTAGAGTAAAATTTACAAGAGCATCGAGAGTAACACCATGAGTTTAACTAGGCGAGAAAAAATTACACTACTGGTGCTGCTAATAGTGCTAATCAAAATTGCACTCAGAGTTATTTGCAGAATTAAACTTTGAGTTTCACTGAGGTTGCGGCACTAGTACTCTAGCTTAGAGCTTCAAAAGTTACTCTTCTCTAGGTGATTCAGCCATGTAAGGAGTCAATTTGTCATTCCTTATGAGATCTACGTAGCCTTCATCTTTGTGCTCAACAGGATTCAGAGGATACTGAGCATTCTTAGGCCTAACAAAAATCCATATAGGCTTCTTAGTTGAGGGTGAGAGTATTACTCTGAGAACGAAGCGACCTTTTAGAGTATTTCCATCTAGGAAGTATTCATGGAGGTTTTTTCTTTGGACTCCGTATTTAACGGTGAATTTGTCCATTATTTTTATTTTAGCTACAGACAAGCGGTGCCCACCGTGCAGAGTCGGAAACAAAAGCTCTCCTTCATAAGTTAACCAGGATTTAGGATGCGGGTATTTCACAGTCACTTGGCTCTTTTCTCCCTCTTCAATTCTTTCCTTGAAGACATCCCAAGAAGTCTTGCCTGCTGGGATCGGAGGGTGAACAGTGAAGCCTATAAGCTCTTTGTTCTTCTCTAATCTTACATCTATATGGTCTCTGAACTTCAGGATTATGCTGTCTGTGTTGAACTCTTTCTTTACCTCTGGCCCTGTGAATTCTACAACCAAATCATTGCCTTCCCACCAGTATGCTTTAGCTATGTAGCCTTCTCGAGCCAAGACTTCTCCTTTCTTCACTTCAACTATTTTGCCAGTGGGCCAATGCCTTTGGACTACACCTCTGCATTTGCCGTTGCATGGAGGCTTGAACTTGTAGTACTCTGGAGGCAATGGCTTACCTTCCTCTCTGATCCTAAGGTATTCTTCATGAGTTAAAGTCTTAGCTTTGCTTACACCTCTCGGCAAAGTTAGAGAAGCCAATCTGTCTAAAACTTCTATTCGATCGGGAACATTTTTCTCGTGGACATACTCAACAACTCGAGGCTGGAAAACGCCATAGTAATAGCAGCCTGTCTCTTTGCCGTTCTTGTCTAGAATAGGGTATTTGTTGACTTCTGGAGTGACAACTCTTATTATTCCTCCTACAGGAGCAGTGATCTTAGTGTTGAAAGTCCTTCCTAGATAAGCGTAAACTTTCTGCCCTTTTATTATGACTCCTTGAGCTTCCAAGAAAGATTCCTTAGTTTCATCGAAACCTTTCATTGCAGGCAATGTTCTGCTTTCACTCTTGATTACAACTTTTCCTCTGGGAGCATACTTCTTTGCTATTTCAGCGCATCTGCCTTCGTATGGGCCTGCAGCTATCATGTAGTTCCAGACTGTCTTGATTTCCTCTCCTGTGTCTTTGTGCTTTGGATGAGTTCTGTCGACTACAAGACAATCTATCTCTTTGTATTTCTTGAGCTTGCACCAAGCTTTGTTCTGGTTAGTTGCCGTCTCTATTTTCTTGTCCCATATTATCATTGCTCCTTCTGAGCCTGGCAATTCTGAAGCCCACTTGATAGCTTTAACTAAGTCGAGCTTAGACTTTACAATTCTGTAGTGTTTACCTTCCCTAAGAACTTTGAAATGCTCTGTGTCCTTTACTTTCTTCAAGATTTCTAAGCGCTCTTGGAAAGGAAGATTGACTACATCTTTACCTTTGTAGCGGTAAACATCGAATATCATAAAGCGGCATCTATCTTCTTTGTCAGGCTCGTAGTCTTTGCCATTTACATAACCTATAAAGCTTGTACGGTGCAAGGGCTCTCCGTCTTCGCTGACCATTATCCCTTCAGCATCGAAGACGCTGTCGTAAGGCAGTTTGTCAAGCTCTTTGATTATTTTCTTAAACTTATTCTCTTTGTGGTAGCCTTCGTCTTCGCTTCTCAAAGTCTTCTCTTTAGTGTTTATTTGGATCCTCATTCCATCTATTTTCATTACAACTTTAGCTGGGAAAGCAAAGCTTGGTATATCAGCTACTTTCTCAGGCTCAAACTCTCTCCAGTAAGGCTTGTTAGGCTTGTAGAAGCTCTTCTTCTCTATAGTCTTGCCTTTCCACTTTATAGAGCCATCAGGTAACAATTCACCGTAGTCTCCATCTTCAGCTATGTAAACTTTGTCTGGATCCTCATAGTAGCCTTTACTTCTAGCTATGATTCTTAGAGTCTCTTTGGCTTCCTCGTGAGTTTGGTACAAATGTCCTACATGAGTAAATTTTACATGCTTGACTCTTTCTTTGCTGCACATCTTAACCTGGTTAACCATGGACATGTGACCTACTTTCTCAGGCCTTTTAATGTCTACTTTCATGCATGAGCCATCTCCTATGTACAAGTCAATCTTGTAGTCTTTGAAAGGATTGCCTCCTTTCCAAGCTAAAAAGTCAGGATTGTAGAGCATTCGCTCATCTATTAGGACGGCTGCACATGGAGCAATCTTTGAGTGGTAGACAGGGAAGAAGCGAAATGTATGCCCTTGAATAGTGAATTTACTTCTACTTTGATGCTTAAGCACTCTGAGTCTTCTATCTAACGGCTTGACAGGCTTCGAGACTTCAAGGGAGCCTTTCCATACGTGTATAGGAATTCTGTTCTTAATCAAGTATTCCTTAAAGGAGCTTTCCTGCCCTTCCCAGAGAGCTCCAGCATGGTCAGGATGCAAGTGAGTTAAAAGAACAGCTTTAGGTTTTATTTTGCTGTCCTTCCAATCTAAGCCGCATCCATCTATGAGTATTGAATTGTCTATGAGCAAGCCTGAATGCTTCCTCTTTAGGTTAACTGGGTCTTTGCACCAATCTGCTCTACAAGGCTCTCCAGACGAAAGCTTAGGAGGAAACTCTACATCTCCTTTTGTTCCTATGAATTCGAAGTGTATTGAGCCTGAGCTTTTCTTAACCATTTTATCTGTAAGAGTAAAGAATACTTGTGGCCCTTTAGGCAAGCCTAGGAAAGTCCAGGGCTCCTTGAACTTCTCGAATCTAAATGAGTAAGCATAGAACTTCTTAGCTTTAGGCCACCACTTCTTCCTCTCCTCTTCTGTTACTCTATGCAAAGCTCTGAGCTCTTTGAATTCCTTGAGCGATATGGGAGTGATGCTGAGCAAGATTACTTTGCCCCAGACTTTACCGTCTCCAGCTAAGTACAGAGGCTTCTTCAGCATGTTTGGATACGGCTTCTTTGTTACCCAGAGAGTTTTAGTTCCATCATAGACTTCTTTTGCATGGCTAACCAGGTAAACTGCATTTGCTTTCTGAATATGTCCTAAAATGGACATATCTTTCTTAACAGGTACAACATTGCTGAATTGCCTTGCATACCTCTCTATAGGATGACCAGTAGGCTTTGGGATTTTGAGCCCTCTCCTCTTCATTTCTTCTAATATGAGTATGTAGTATTTAGCATGCTCTTCTAAGCTAGCTTTAAGGCCTTTTTTAGGATCTTTAAGCTTCTGAGCAAAGCTGTGCCTTAGAAGCATATACTCAAAGTACAAGCGTTTATTGCCTTTATCTCCTTTTGGGAATCTAGATGGAGGAACATCAAAGCGGACTTTAATCAACGTTTTTCACCTACTTTAATTAGTTTGCCTCGCTTCTTCTTGTACTTGCTTTGGTATTCCTCCCAGACTCTCTCTATAAGTTTCTCTTTAGCTCTCTTAAGCTCATCTGGCTTAACTGGGTGAGTAGGCAAAGTAGGCTTCTGCTTGTCCATTTCCTTCTGGATTTTAATTATAAGTTCTTTCTTAGTAGCTGTATGTTCTAGAACTGGCTTAGGAGCTATATAACCACATCTGGTGCAAACCAAGTATGGTATACCAAAGACTGTTTTAGTAATGAATTTATGGAAGCCCATTTCGCACATTATCGAGCGTCTGCCTTGAGGAATAACCCATAAGCCGCTGGGCAGCATGTATGGCGGCTCTCTCCAATGCTCACGCTTAACTGGATACCTAACTGTGCTCATTACTTACGATCTCCATTAAGAGCTTATCGAATTTAGCGTAGAGAGCTTCCTTTTTATCTAATCTAAGATTAGCTCTGCTTAGTGCTCTGAAAAGCTTGGCTCTGGCATCGTGGAGTATATCACTTAATTTGCCTTTGCCTTCATGGCTTCTTTGCCTGGCTTCTTCTAAGATATCTAGTAAGCGTTCTGAGAGCCTCTCTGAAAATGTTGAAGCTAAGACTTCTTCTCCTGTATACGGTGATATCTCTACCGGAGTTACAAACTCTCTGCTTACTCTCCTAGGAGCCACTCCAGGCTCTACATTAGGCAAGCCTACTCGGCTTTTATTCTCTTCTAGAGCTTCTGCTTCTCCCCATATAGTCAAGACTCCGTCTTGGAATTTAACGTTGAAGCCTGCGTTCCTAGCTGTTACTGCAGCAGCCATAGTCTGGTGTAGGACTTCTGCATCTCTAAGTTTGTCTTTAGACTCTAGAGGGTTGAACACCCACTTCCAATCTGTTATACCAAACAAAGGTAGTAATTCATTGTTCAAAGTCTCCTCTATTAAGCGTTGGTATTCTTGAGCTGTTTCACGCTTAACTTCTATTTTAGTCCTTACTTCTCTGGTTGAGCCTCTCTTCCTTGTGCTTATGGTAGTGTCTAAGCCATAAACGCTGTCCACAGCATTCATGTAGAGCTGGTAGTACTCCAGGGTTTGCTTGGCTTCTTCTTCGTCTATGAACGGTATTTTTACCGGTTTATCTCCTTCTTCTAAGCCTACAAATATCAAAGCTGTTCTCTTCTTAGATTCGTATTCGCCTGTCTCTAAATCTCTTTGAGTAAGCTCTTCACGCTCAGCTTTTACGTCTTGGAGTATTTGTCCTACACGGTCTTGGTCTAAGCCTGGAAAGACTAATAAGCCACCTATTTTGCCTTCTGTGTGCACTTCAAGCTGGTAGTCATCTATAGCATTCAAAGTTTCTAGGATCTTAACTAGCGATATAAGCTTTGAATTACCGAATAATTCTGGAGGCAATCTAGACATTGAGCCATGGACTATTTCATTTCGGCCGAACCTGGCTACTACTTTGCCTGCTACTTCTTGAACGTAGCAAGTTTGAACCATTATTTCGCCGCATATAGGGCATTTGAAAATCTTAGATTCTTGGACTCTGGGTGACTCCTGCCTTATATCCCACACTAAGTCCTGCCCTTTGTACTTCTCGCTGTAGTAGCACTTAGGGCAGAAATACTGGTAGCCACCTAAGTAACCTCGTTCATCTCCTATCGGGAATATATAGCCTGGATGCTCAACATGGACTTCCTCAGCTATATAGCCAGTTTCACCTTTGCCCGCTACATGTTTATAGACTATGCTCCAATAGAAGTCGTCTGTAGCCAATAAGTAAAACAGCGTTGACCTTATGAATTCATAGAAAGTACGGTCTGGGGAAGGCTTTGTAGTTAACAGTTCTAAACGCTTCTTTTGAGCAGGGTTTGGTTCTCTAAGGTACTTTTTAACTTTGCATATTGGGCATTTATCGACTACACTTTGGAATTCGGTTCCGCATTTCTCGCATTTCATTCTGAATCTAGGCTCTATGTGTCCCCAATTCCTTGTACACTCTCTGATTATAGCATTGAAAACTCTCCTTAGAACCCAGCTGTTCCTAGCCCACTCTACCAGAGTAACATAATCTACTCGTGGACGTCTAAGCTTAGGCTCTGCATCCCAAACATATTGAGGAATAGCACTTCTACGCCGCTTGCTTATTAAATTCTCTTTGCCTAAAGCTTTTGCTATAGTCTTAACTATTTTAGCTCTCAAAGAATTGTCTTCTTGAGGTTTCTCTTTTAAGCTAGGAGCCAATGAGTGCTTCATGTGCAGCCCATGAAAATACAGCTTTGAATATTTATTATCATTATGTCTAAAGCTTACCGGCTACTCCTGCTCGGCCGCGCTTTTTGATAGCCCAATAAGCTATAGCTAAAGCTTGAGCATAGTCATCTTTGCCATCTGATTTAACTGTGATATGCTCACCTTTAATTTTGAAGCTTAAAAGTCTGAGTTGGGATATGAGCTTTAATTCGCTGGCTGGTATAACAAGCTTGTTGTTTACAGCTGCATCTCTGAGGTGAGTAAAAGCATCGAACCATATTTTAGCTGAGGGAATAAAGTACTTTACTTTTCTTGAGCCTAAGTCTTTCCTTAATTCATCTGAGGGGGGAATGCCTAAGCCCATTCTCTCTACCATTAAGCATTTAAAATTGTAAATGTTGTCTGTAGCTTTGATCCAAGCCAATTGCTCAGGGAAAGCTTTGCGCATTCCTTGGATGTACTCTACTCTAGCAAACTTCTCTTTGGGATCATAAGATAATATTACTACCACTGTGTATGAGCCTGTTCTGCCCCAGTCTATTCCAGCATAGTATTGCTTCTTGTTGTCTACTATACCGAATCTAGTTTCATAGTCTTCTTTCATCATTTCTATAATTTGCTGAGTAAACAGTGCTCCTTCTACGTCTAAGAATTGAGCCATGTGCTCTTGGAGGAACACATCATGGCTCATTAGTCTCCTGTTCATTTCAAGCTGCTCTCTGCTGTAGTACTTGTTGACTTCTGTAGGAAGCTGTATCCGGTAGAATTTAGCTTTAGGATCGTTAATATCTGGACTGCTGTCTTGATAGGCTTTCCAAAAGTAGCCTTGCTGCCCACCTGGAACTCCTATGATGCTTAAATGACCTTTACTTTCATGGCTTCCTAGCATAGGCAAGAGAACATTCTCAAAGACGTGCTCAGGGATTTCAGCTGCTTCATTGCAAAATATAAAGTCAATGTGGTGCTTACCCTTTATAAAGCTTGTAGCTCCATACGTGAAAACTACAGAGCCATTAGTTAATCTGAATTCTTCTTCTATGAACTTCTCTATAGAGTCATAAAGAACACCAGAAGTCTGGAACAATAAGGCTAAATTCTCATGGATGAATGTTTTAACTTGTCTTTGGGCAGGGCATATCACTATTGCTCTGGTTCCAGGATTAACAGTTAAATACCATGCTAAGAAAACAGCTAAGGTAAAGTCTTTGCCTCCTCCTCTCCCTATAGGATACACTGTAGGTTTAGGGCCTAACCAGCCTTCTATCATTTTAAGCTGGTAGTCTTGGAGCTCGATAGGTTTCCCTTTCCACACCAAGCATTGCCTAGCGAATTCTGCACAGGCTTCAGGAGTCCTCTCCGTAAATTTCTCTAAGTCTTTAGCTGTAAAATGCTTCTTCTCGCTCATGTCTTCTAAATGCTTGCCTTTGAACAGCATTATTCTCTTGGCTAAATCGCTGTCTAAATACTTGTCTTCTTCGCGGAATACAAGTTCTCTTTTACGCCTAGGCTTCCACAAGTCTTTGTGCATTGAGAGCCAGCCTATGCTCACTTTGAATCCATGCTTCCTTACAAAATCGTATGCTTGCTCTAGAGTCATGTCTCTGGTTCTCATGAGCTTTAGAAGCCATTTAGGCAATGTAATTTTTTTAGGCATTTCTATCGAAGCTTCATTTGAAATTTCAAATATTAATGTATTGCTCATAAAATTGAAGCGTTTATAAAAATGTTCAAGAATATGGATTGCACGAACTTATTTGTATGACTCTGTGTTTGTACAAATGTATACGAATAAACTTAATCTAGTCCAAATAAGTTTAGACAATGCTGCAGTATTTAGCTTAGCTAAGAAAAGTTTATAAATCTAGCAATGATAGAATTAACTGTGATCCTATGCAGGCTCAATGCAAAGCTCCATTCTCCCTATGGTGCGAAATAAGCAAAGTAGATGAAGAAAGGCATGTTATTGGAGGCTATGCATCAGTAGACATAGTTGATGAGCAGAGAGACAAAATACCCTTGGAAACTCTAAAAGAAGCATGGGAGCATTTTACTAAAGATTTAGATTACGCTCACGTTCACGTTATGCATTCCAATATCCCTGTAGGCCGAGTTCTCCTTGAATACACCGATTCCCAAGGTAAAAAGTACAAGTCTGGAGTAGACGATAAAGGCTTGTTTATTCTAGCTGAGATAAGGCAAGACATCAAGAAAGGCAGAGAGACTTGGAAGCTTATACAAGAAGGAAAGCTTAGAGGTTTCTCGATAGCTGGAGAAGTACTAGCTTCTACCTATGTCCATAACGGTCGCTCTTATAACAGGATAGACAAGCTTGAGCTCCACGAAATCAGCGTTGTAGACCGACCAGCGAATAAGCTTTGCTTGTTTACTGTTATGAAAGCTCTAAAGAAAGGAGGATATGTCTTTAGAGATAATCTTTTGGAAGCCTTACCAGATGGAATAGTGCTTACCAGAGGCATTGTAAGGCTTGTAGGTAGGAACGCTGAGTTAGGCTATGGTCATGACTACGACATCAAAGCTCCTACTACTCAGGAATGGCTAGGCAGAGCTATACAAACCAGGATCCACAATGAGCTCAGGAGAAAAGGGAGAATGGACATTTGGAATTCTATGGAGTGGATAACAGATGAAGGAGAATATTCTTATACTGATTATTTAGACTTGTATGACTTGGTACTGTTACGGAGCAAGCAAAGCAAGCCTGAACGCTTGCTCCTAACCGAAGAAGAGAGGAAAGGTGGCGTTGCCTCTCTTCCCGTAGATAAAGCGCCATATATAGTGAGAAAGGTGGAAGAAATGAGCGAAGAAGAAATCACACTGGAGAAAGTCTTGGAGCTTGTAGCAGATCTAGGCAAGCGTTTAGATGCTCTTGAAGAACAGATAGCAGAGAAGAAAAAGAAACCTGAAGCCTACAAGAAACCTAAGAAGCCTAAAGCATACAAAGAAAAAGCAGAATCTGGTGAACCAAGCGACTTTGAGAAAGCCTTAGAGATTTTAGCTGAAGAAGGAATCATCAAGGGAGAATACCAACAGTGCATGTCCAGATGCTTAAAGAGCGGGAAAAGCTTCAAGGAGTGCGTTAAAGAATGCAAAGCTAAAGCTAAGAAAAGCGAAGATGAAGACTTAGAAGAGAAAGCAAAGAAAAAGCCTAAAGCGTACAAAGAGCCATACCCAGAAAAGAAAGAAGAAGAGAAAGCTAAGAAACCTAAAGACGAAGAAGAAGAGGAAGAAGAGAAGCCGTACAAAGAGCCTTACCCAGAGAAAGACCTTAAGGGAATGATTGAGAGAGCAATAGAAGATGCTTTGAACAAGCGCTTAGGAGGGACAACTGAAGTCAAGAAGTCTGTGGCTCCTGCTAAGACAGAAATAAAGAAGACTCTGATGGACATATCTCTGGAGGAATTGTACAAGATTCCTTTCTCGAAAATAAGGAAAGGTGAGTTATGATGGTGCACGTACAAGAGCGTATAGACGACCCTGAAAAGAACCTCAAAGAACTAAGAGAGCTAGAGAGAAAATTCTACGGCTCGCCTATAATAAGGAAAGCAGATGCAGACGTTACTCCTGCTACTCCAGCATACACAACTGCTCCTGACTGGGTCCAGCCTCTCTTCGGCCGCAAAGTCTGGAGCTTCCTTAACTACGAGAAGAATGTCTTTGCTATCCTGCCTAAAGAAGTCTGGAAGCAAAGCGGTTGGAGGCTCTTGACTGCTGCTGGACAGTCTTGGGCTCACTCCGGAGCTGAATTGGCTGGAGGCATTGCACGAGGAGGAGCTCTGCCTGACACTATAGCTCCTACTATAGTAGTGAATGCTACTCAGCCTAAAGAAGTCATACATACTTGGGGCACTGAAGAAATCTACGAGTTCATGTCAAGCATAGATGATTCAGTAGAAATCATTCCTTTGATGAGAGAGGAATTGGGCAAGGAGCATGCTGCTATAATAAACACAATGCTTGTACAGTCCGTTGAGTACTTAGCTGGGAATGCCTCCGGGAACTGGGCTGGAACCGACAACTTTGAGACTCTGGACAGAATTATAGCCAGCGATGCAGAAGAAGATGCTGTGGGTGGAAGCCACGATCATTTCTACGATCCGTGGAAGAAATATGGAATCCTTGACATAGACAGAGACTCAGGAACTACATACGATGCTGTAGTTAAAGCGCCAGGCGGAACTCTAGGCACCGATGGCGACTTAACTCTGTGGGCCATCGAGGAAGTCTGGAGGACAATCATCGAAGCTGGAGGAAAGCCTGATGTAATCCTTACAGGAGCAGACTTTGTCACTGCTTTATCAGAGATATTGGAGCCTGAGCGCAGATTTATGGGAGAAGCTAAAGTTATGCCTCAATACGGTGGAGTAAGAGGTATTGCTTCAGGAGTCGAAGCAGGATTCAGCGTAGCCACTTTCAGAGGAATACCAATAATTACAACTGCGGCTATGAGATGCACAGACTCAACTTATGGAGATACAATAAGCAAAGCTATGTTCTTAGACACTGAATACCTGTCGTTCAAGGTTGCTGCTCCGACTAGATATATGGAGACTAAGAGAGACTACACAAGCTATGTAGCTCAAGACAAGCTGAGAATTGAAGGAGCATACTTGACTGTAGGCGAGCTC